ATCTTTTCGTAATTCTTAACCCACTTATCAGATGCGTCAGGGTTGTATTCTAAGATACCTTCTTCAAGTTGCTTTGCTACAGCTAAGTCAGCATTGTTCTGTGCCTTAGTCATAATGCTACCGCCTACCCCAAAAGGTAAGCCTAAGATACCACCGACAAGACCTTCAATAGCAGACTCTTTCATAGCCTCTTGAACGTCAAGCTCATCCCAATAACTAGTAGCATTACTAGCGGCTAGAGTTGTACTGAAATCCTGCACAGCTTCAGTAAGACCAGACGTTACCATAGCAGTACCTACATTACGTCCAAGACCTGCACCTCTACCTGCACCTTCTCTAAGATACTTAACTGCTAAGTCTGTTTTACCTGCTTCAAGTGATTTAAGAACTTCAGGAGACATTTGCTTAATAGCAGGTGTCATAGCTTTGACAAACTTAGCCGCCGCTAGAGGCTCTAACGCACCTAACGCAAGACCTGCACCAATATCTGCCATCGATGCTGTGTAAGCTTCGTCCATGTCTTCAGCTTTAAGACCAATGTCACCTACGTTCATAATACCAGAGGTAACACCACCTGCAACCAAAGCACCTACTGAGCCTTTAGCCCCAACAGCTACTGCCGCAGGAGCGGCTAACAACGAAGGCAAGGCTACACCTACAGTACCTGCACCTCTAGCTACTTGATCTGCTAAGCCTCTAAAAGAGAACTCACCCTCTTCATCATACAAAGGATGCGCTGTAACTTTCTGTACATCGCTCATGTTCTCTTCTTTACCTTCAACCATTGCCTGACCAAACGCACTGTCAGCAAAGCCGAAAGCTTCTGCTAAGGATTGACCTCCACGGTACAAGAGAGCCTGTCCTAGATCGACACCTGCTCCTATTTGATCGCCTATTCCGTCAGGCTTGCGGGCTACTCTTTCATCGTATTGAGCATCAGCCATGTCCCATAGAGAGTTGAAATCAACATCTGCTATAGATTGAGTCATTATAAGTTTCCTGCGTTAAGCTGTTTAATAGCCTCTTTATATCCTTCTCTGGCTTCGTCAATAGATATTTCTCCACCATCGCCAAACCAATCATCGCCTAGCTCTTTAGCCATATATTTAAATACTTTATTTCTAGCGGCTTCAGGAGCATTAATGATTCGAGGGTCTACGCCATATATTAGTCTAGCTAAGGAATCTAGCTCTGACTTTTCACCATCAACACCTGCACCTTGCAACTCAGAAGACAAGCCCTGAACCTTAGAGCCATAGTTACTATACAGACCACCTTTATTCTGAGCGGCTAATAACTGAATAGCCAACTGAGCATCTGCTCTTTTCTTAGCTTCTTCTTGTAACTGTTCTTTATTTCTAGAAGCAATACCAACCTGCAACGCTTGACCTATGTTAGCCGCAGTACCTTTACCACTGCTAGAACCTGCAAGCATAGCCGCACCCATAGCCATCAAGTCTACCTTTTGATTTAACCTATCAAACCAGTTAGTGTTGTCCTCAGTGTCTCCACCTGTAGTACCTATCTCGTCCTTTAATTCGTCTTCTTCTTTTCTCAACTCTTTAAGGTCTGTAGTAGGTGTAATATCTAACTGTTCTTGCACCACTTCTGTAGAAAGATCAGGTCTATTTACAGAGCCACCACCCATTTGCTTATTCTTTTCAAGCTGTTGTTGCAGTCTTTGCTTTTGTAAATCTTCAACAGTCATGTCTTTAGCGGCTTCGTCTTCTTTCTTAAACTCTAATTCCTTCCTAGCTTCATAAGTACTAGGGCCAAAGGTACGCATAAAGTCATCGTAAACACTGCCTACTCTTCCTTGTCTTTCAAAGCGTCTCTTTTCTTGCCCTATCTCGTAAGGAGTAGGCTTAGTATCTAGAGGTGAAAGAACTTGCCCTGTGTATATAGGAGTATTCGAGAAGCTGTCAACAATACCCTTCGTACTGTAAGGATTAGAAAAGTCAGATTGATCTCCACCTAACTCTCCGAAAAGTGCTATTAAATCTTGATTCTTCATTGCATTAAACCTCTTTGCTGTTGTTGAGGCTGAATAAGCGATTGCAATAAATCAGCTTCTCTATTTCGTCTAGCAAACAATTCTGGATTCTTCCACTCGTCTGCGTTTCTTAGTCTAGATATACCACTCTTCAGATCACCACCCATAACAGACTTCATAGTTCCAAAGTCTAGTGAGCTATCTCCAAAGTTGTGTAGCAAGGATAACCCTACAGCTTGTTGCTGATACGGTAGGTCATCGTAGTTCTTGTACTTGCTTCTCATTCTGTCTTTAGACTTATTAATCTTCTGTCGGCTAATGTTCATAGCAACGTCAGTAGGAAGAGTGTAGTGTCCTAGTTCCTTCTCAACAGCTAAAGCTTCTGCACCTTTCTTACCTACATAAGGTAGTAAAGATTCTTCAAACTCTTTAGGTAACCCCATGTTCAAGAACTCTTTAGTATTCATTTGACCAATGTCAATACCAACACCAAAGGTTAGTCCAGAGTTACCAATAGCTTTGCCGTCTTTCTTAGGGATATAAGTTCTAGGCTTAAACCCTTCTTCCTGTATTAAGAATCGTAAGACTGCATCGTCTTTTGTCATAGCATTGTTCCTTGATTATATACAGGTACAACATCACCATTAGGCATTAACATGTCTTGGGCAAGTCCTGAAGAACTTTTAGGAATAATACCTGTAGGTTGTCCAAATATAGGCATTAATGATTGTACACCTGTACCGTTACCTGATAATAGTTGACCTAGTAAGTTACCTTTACCTTGCGACTTAGCCATTTGAGTATACAAAGCATTGTCAAGCATACCTGTAACACCTGCACCTCCGCCTAACAAACCTAATATACCACCTAAAGGGTTCTTTGCCCCTAGTCCTTGAAATATACCTAACATTACATTATCACCTTATTTCCGAATATCGGCATTACTTCGCCTGTTACTTGATTGGGAATCATAAACTGTTGCTGTGGTTGAAACATCGGAGGCATAGCTTGTGGAATCTGTACAGGCTGTGCGTTCATTATCTCCTGTTTCTTTGCTTGTTGTTGTGCTAGAAACTGTTGCAACAATAAATCAGCAGAGTTGTTCTGACTTTGCTGTGGCTTAGCGGCATTCATCAAACCGCTAACTGCTGAGATACCTGCTATAATAGTTGCTGGATCCATTTTAGCCTCCTTAGTTCCAACTAAAGTCACGAGCTACAACGTCTTCTGCACCTCCGCCTAATGACATTGTAGAAGGAGAAAGATTAGCTCCTACTGTTTCACCGCCGCCAAATAAACCACCAATCCAATCACCACCAAGACTACCCCCACCTGCTGTAGGTAATCCCATTACAGTCATAGCAGTACCTAAGATAGCACTGAATGGATCGCTAGCTGACTCTTGAGTAACTGTACTCTTCTGATTAGCTTCCGCAACAAGAGGACTACCTTGTAAGAACTGATAGAACTCAGACAAGTTACGAAGGCTTGCATTTCTATCTGCTTCAGACATTTGAATCTCGTCCATCAACTCAGCTTGACCACGTAAGCTTCTGTACTTACCGATGTCCTCAGCAACGTCTTGACCCATCATACCTGTACGTAACACTTGAGGAAGCATACCTTGAGCCTGTAGTCCTAACTGTTGTTGGCCTAGAGCAGACTGCACTAAAGCTCTTTGAGTGTTTCTATCTATCTCGCCGCCAAGAAGACCTAGACCTTCCATACCTTCACTGCCGCCATACTGCCCTGCCGCTGATGCTTGTTGCATTAGAGGTACAGCACCTCTAGAGAACTGAGTACTAGCGTCTCCTAGTATGCTTTCCATTTGCTGTTGGAATACAGGGTTATTAGCTAAGTCACCTGCGTTTAGATAGTTCTGGAAGTTACTAAGACCAGAGTCAATTAAACCTGACAGCCTACCATCTTCTCCAAACTGTGCTAGCCTTTCTTCTTGAGACTGAGCAATTAGTGGGTCTTCTTCAGCAAGCCTAGACCCTTTATAGATACCTTCAGTACCTAAGTTATATAGATTTTCTGCATCTTGCAATGCAGATAAAGAACTACCTCTTAGCGCACCGCTAAGCCTAGTTGTGCTGTCTGTAGTTTCTGAACTTCCGCCCTTGCTCATTTAAAACTCCTTTACCATGTATACAATGTCAGAAGAATAAGAAGGTATTAACTTTGTCCAACCTTTTCTTCCATATATTTCTACGCCATCTAAGCCTTTCTCTTTAGCAAACTTCTCTATATTACTTATAGCTGAGTCTACCCATTCTTCAATATCCTTACCACCACATAGATGTATTAACAATCTAAACCTTGCAGGATATGTAACACCCTTTGTAACTACTGCTCCTAATACTTCCTTACCTTTGTACGAAAGCCATAGCTGACTGTTACCTTTCTCTATAGCTTCCATAACATGCTTCAAGGTAACTTCAGGAGTCTTGTTAATAACCTTTAACAAATACTCTATAATTACATCTTGGTTCTTGTGAATCTCAGCTACGTCTGTTACTCTGCTAAACCTATACATCTATGGACTTACCTTCAATGTCTACATCTAGAATGTCAAATGTTAAAGTACCTGTACCTGTAGATAGGGCTGTTTTTACTTTAACAACATCACCTGCGCTAGCTATTCCTTTAGTACTAAAAGATATAGGAAGGTAATGACTTCCACTAGTATTTAAAGTATGTTGCGTACCGCTGACTAAAGTGTCATTTATGTAAACACCTATAACTAGTGTAGAGGTACTACCTGCACTTACGTTAGCACTAAAGTTTAAACGATATCTGCTTTCAGATAAGAAAGTAAACGTACCGTTATCTTTGTTAGACTCCAAGCCTTCTTCATCTGCTCTAATAGTATCGTAAGCTGTAATAGTAGCAGGTGCGTCTGTAAGAGCCATTGTAGCTCCTGACGTAGCTAAGAACATACCTGAGTCATGTATCTCACTGATACCACCTAAGAATCTAGAAATACGCTGTAGCTCGTTCTGTAAGTATACAGGAATACCTTCAAGATCCTGCGGAGGTGGCATTGGAACGTATTCTATTCTCACTGTCTACCCTCAAGGCTGTATTCCATAGAGTACCCTGTCAATCCCCACAAAGTACCACCATCACTCTCAAACCTAACAGCAATATATCTACCACTCTTTCTAAAGTTAACCTTGTAGTCCTGACCAACAACAAACTCTTGAGGAGCAGACCATGATATACCACCACCTTGAACCTCTTCAGTACCTACATATATCTTTACAGTTCCTTCTCCAACCATGTGAGGATAGATAGCATGTACATACTTGTAGCCTTTATCGTCTCCAAAGTCTATACCTTCTCTTTCTACAAAGGACTCATAAGAGGTTTCAGCACCTCCTAATTTCATAATAAGTCCAGTGTTTCCTAAGTTAAAGTTAGAAGAAGCAGCAAGGTCACCTTGAGTAATATATACTAGGGAGTCTACAGCAGGGTTATATGTCTGGCTATCCCACACACCTGTACTACCTTCCCAAGTAGGCGTATCTGTATCGTCTCCCCAACTACGAGTATCTGTACCCTCTAAAGATACAATACCTGTAGTGATGTGGCTAATGTTTCCAATGTCTCGTTTACTCCAAGAGTCTGACTCCCAGTTCCATGTAATAGCTGTATTAGCTATACCGTCTTCACTACTAAAGTTAGGATAATAAATTATCATTTCTTTTCTAGCGTTATTGGCAACACATCTTACTTTAGAAACATGGTCTGTATCGATGTCATTATAGAAGAACTCTTGCATTTTATTTGATATAACAGACTTCTTAGTTGTACCATCGTGAACATAAACATCATCAACACCAACAACAAAATGTTTATTGTCATATTCAGCAACGCAGTCTTTAGCCAATATACCTGCATCATTAAATACTTTTCTAAACGAGAATACAAAGTTACCTCCAATAAACTGCATAGCCCATACTGCGTCATTCTTGTAAATAAAGAATGTATCTCCTAACGCCTTACCTTCTAAAACCTGACCTTGAGTATCTGGAAGAATATTGTAACCTGCTTGTGACGAAGCATCTACTGCCGTCCATGATGTAGGTACTCCGCCTAAAGGAGCGGTATCACTCCACCTAACCATTGTAGGTTTTCTGCCTGTACTGTCAGTAATATCTAAAGCAACTAGATAGTTCTTAAAAGGACGCAGTACGCCGCATCTATCCGCTTCAGGCCAATCAGTCAAGTCTACCATTGTGCTTGTAGAAGTACTATAAACTTGAGGCAAGTCATAACCATTGTTTAGCAATAAAGCACCATTAAATACATCTGAAGTCCAACCGCTATGTTGCCTAGCTTCTGTACCACTATTAAACTCAGGAGTGTAGTCTTCATCTATAGGGGGTACTGCTCCATCATTACGAGTTACGTTATCATGGTTAGTACCATCAGTTCTATAAATCTTAGTATCACCTGCATAATACCAATAGTCTGTAGAACCATCTTTAAAAGCAACAGCATGTTTAGGTATTGCATTTAAAGGAGATGAAGACATCATTCTTTGATATCCTAAAGCTACATTAACCCTAGCACCCTTAAAGTCAACATTATTACCACTACTCCATAACTCATTAGGCATTTCGTAAGGAGATAGGTCTGTATTAATCCCTCTAGGTCGGGTTACTTCTATCTTCTTAAAAGGCATAATTATAATTTCCAAACTTTAACAAGGGAGAATAGATTGCCATCGTTATTAGTGCCTTCACCATATCGTAATTCACCTTTATTATTAGCCTCGTCCGATCTATATACTCTAAGTCTAATATCTTGACCTCCTGCGGCTACAGTAAACATACCTGAAATAGGAAAACTAAAAGTATCATGCTCTCTTAGAGGACTGCTGTGACTATATCCTACCTTAGTTCCATCTCTCCATAGCTGAAGTTTTACGCTATTTACAGTAGCCTCATAGCTCTGATTTTGCAGGTCTGCCCAAGCTTCAAAATAATAACTACCTTCAGGTAGTGTAAGAGTATCCCCGCTACTGTTAAGACTAACGCCTGTAGGGATAGCAGGTGATCCGCTCATAGTATTACTAGGATATACTATCGTCTCTATTGGCAAGCTATTCCACTGTCCCTGAGTTATCACACCACTAGAAGTTCCTTGCTTGTACCCTGTAGTATCTCCCGCAACGACAAAAGGAGTACCACTAGCTGTAATAGTAGTAGTGGTGACATCGTTTTCTGTAACGGCATCAATAGTAATATTGTTACCTGCTGTTAAGTCATCTTGCTTAGAGTCAATCTGATCTTGAATAGCAGAAGTAACACCATCTACATAGTTAAGCTCGTCTGTAGTAGCGGTAACGCCGTCTAAGATATTAAGATCAGCCGCTTCTAAATCTGCGGAGATTCCGCTTAATACATTTAACTCTGCTGTAGTGACAGTAGCATCATCAAGAATGTTTAACTCATCCGTAGTAAGAGTAGCGCCATCTAAGATATTTAATTCACGACTGTTAGCTGTAACAGGCTCAGACAAAAGATTATCACCTACGCCATTCTCAGCATTAATACCAGAAAAAGTATCTTTAAGTACTTTCTTAATATTACGAATGTGATCGTCACCTTTATTAACCTTATCAGACGCTACAGGATTAGTATCGACTAACTCACTTATTCTACCATTACCAACTGTTTCAAGTCCCATTACTTACCTCTTCTATATCTAGCTGTTTTCTTAGCTATCTTCTTGGGTTGTTTGCTATGCTGTTTACCTTTCTTAGTATCTGCTTTCTTCTTACGAGAGGTAGCGGCATATTCCTTTTTGGATAAAGATTCTCTAGCTTTCTTTGGTAAGTAACGCTCACCTGTAGCTTTCTTACCTTGAGTACTATTCTTACCTGACTTAGTACCCCACTTTTCTTTTGTCCACTTCTTTAAACTTTTCTGTGATTTCTTTAGAGGCATTACCGATATCCTCCACCTTTAGCCTTGTACTCTTTAGCTAGCATCTGTGCCTTACGCGCTGACCATTGACCTGATCTACCGCCTTTACTGCCAGACTTAATCTTGTTAAACAAGTTCTTACGCATAGTAGGCTTGGTGTAGTTACCTGCTGAGTTTACTGTAGACTTCTTCTTAGCAGGTTTTCTTTTAGTAGCCACGTTTCTTACCTTTCTTTTTAGTAGCTTTCTTCTTTTTACTTTTACAACCACAAGGTTTAATAGCCATAACTTATTTCCTCGATTTAGCACCTGAACATTTCCAACGCTTACGTGATAGATTGTTAGGTGTGTTAGGATCATTTTGTTTCTTTTTAGGTAGTCTCTTTTTAATCCCTAAACTTCTAGCACAGTAGCTATCACCTTTCTTAGTACCTGCTCTAACTCTAGGGCCACCACCTTTTGCTTTACCTGCTTGACCGTAGCTTACCTTCTTACCTGAAGATGTAATCTTTACTTTAGCTTTACCTTTTCTAGGCTTTCTAGTTGGCATGTTATCTCCTACTTTAATGGATTGGATAGGTAATCCATACCTTCCCATACATCGTCTATTTCTTTGTTAATACTTTTCAACTGCTTCTGAGTATCGCCTAAGTCTTTAGTAAGAACTTCAGCCGCTGTGACTATACCTCTGATGCTCTCAATGTCCTTAGATAGCGTAGCAACCTCGTCCTTCAATTCTAAGAGGTTTTTCTGCTGACCTAGTAGTGTCTCTAGGCGTGTGCCTAAAGTGGCTAATTTGCCCTTTAATTGGCTCACATCGTTGTCTTCTAATCTTTGCTCTATTAATGTTACCTTCTCTACAAGAGGCTTGACATTAGAAGATTTCTTTTCTACAATCTCTAATCTAGAATACAGACTTGAAGCTGTCCATACACCACCACCAATAGTTGATGCTAATGCAAACACTACTGCAATCCAAGCACCTTTAAACGTAGTCTTACCAATCTTTAATTCTGTTGTATCTAAACTCACAGTTCACACTCCGTACCAAACATAAAACAGTTATAGCCCGAACCTGTAGGGCCAGTTAGATAATACTCTGACTCACTCCCTGCTAGTAGTACATCGGCTTCTGATATGTATAGGTCTAGCCCAAAGTTATCATTACCGTTAAGATATACTGCTGTTAGGTTTCTAGTAGTATTATATCCCATCGCAACCCACTGTTGATTAGCATCGTAGAATATAGTAGTCTGCTCTGCTGTTGTGTTTGCGTTCTCAATCCCTTGCTCTAGAAACTCTACTGCTTGATCGTTATTAGCTACGGCTATGTAAGCACTAGCATTGTTAGCGTGTGTTTCGATATCGTCCATGCTTGTGTTATACGTATCAACCTCTTCTTGAGTTATGGTTAATACTTCTTGATTTAACTCTACAAACGTCTGTACGTCTGCTTCTTCTTGCGGACTAGCGGCTGTCTCTGCCATCTCTGCTACTTGTTGTACAGCAATCATATCAACAACTACTTCTGTAAACGTGTCGATAGCTTCGTCCATTAAAACTAATTCTGTGTTAGCCTTGTCATTTAAAACAGTCCTTAAATCTCCAAAGGCTTGATAGCTTGACATACCTGACAAAGCACTGTTGTACGCCTGTAGTTGCTCAGAAGTAACGTAGGCTGTGCTAGACATACTACCGTCAGACAAAGCATCACCATGATGTGAATACTCCTGTGCCGCACCTACTAACTTAATACCTTTATCTATCTGGTCAACAATAGCACTAGAGGTATTAATAAGGTTATCTAACTCACTGCTTTGTGCTACGGAACTTAGCACTAACAGAGATAATATCATCTTCTTCATCTACAGGTTCTCCTCCAATGTTGAGTATAGTATTGTACCAATCCTTAGTATCTTTATTGTAGTCAGGTATATATGTTTCTGGTTGTCTCTTCATAGCTAACACCGCACGTTTACCAACTATAAGCTTACCATCGCTAAGTATAGGACAAGGAGTACCTGACAAAAACATACTTCTCCATACTGCAACTGACTCGCACATCCTAGCTACTGCCGCTACCTTCATCCCTAAGTCTGATAATAACTTAGCGTCTCGTCTACGGTCACAGTTAGGATCAACCTCATAACTACCTGT